CTGCCTTGGTTACATCTATTACCATTTCACCCCCGCACCAAACACAGTCTTTTCGTAATCTGTACAGATGTATCCACTTGCCGCGCCACCATCTCGTGAGCGCGTCGCCACCTGTCCAGCCGTGTGGGATTGTGCCTAAAGAGTCGTTCATGTGTTTTTCTCCGTGCGTAAAAACTGTTCATGGCACACATCGTTTTTTATAGCAATCCATGTAATTTTTGTGTTCACTTATCCACAAGGTTTTTTGTTCATGTGAACTACGTAAATTCACAGTTTTTCACAAGTGCAGTTTACGTCGTTCAAGTGCAGTTCATGACCGTTTTTGTTGTTTTTCATGCCGTTCATGCAAGTTTACTTCCGTTCACGAAGCATAATCAATCAAGGTTCCCGGCAGAATGCCGGTAACACCTTGGATTAAGACTATTAAAGAAACCGGTTAGGGCTTGGCTGCGCTTCGCTTCGCCGCGCCTCCGGAAGTCTGGACGGTCAGCACGTAAGCGGCTAGAATACGTATATGAGCAACCAACTTACGGTCGTACAGCCTTCTCGCTACGTTGAGATGGTTATTCAACACACGCCTTTAATCCGGTCATATGTACGAGTCGAAAGCGCAATTCTTACGGCAGCGTGTAAGCAAGCCAACATCGTAGCGCCTCGAATCTGTGCCGGCGTACTCGCATCGGTCATCGACGACTTGATTGTGGTCAGTCGGCTCAACCGGTCCGATTTCGAACGTACGAAGCGTAAGGAACGCGTTTTAGCGGCTGCACAAGAGCCGGTCGCGTCGGCCTTGCGACTGGCTATTGCGGCGTCTCCGGTCAATGGGCGGGCTGCTGTGGCGCACTGGGACGTGGTTTGCGAGCATCACGAAGTCGGCAAGTTGGCTTGGCTTTTAGGCATGCCAACCGAGACAGCTAAAAAATATTCGGTCAAACACGGTCGACGTGGTTGACACCGGTCGCAAGCTGACGTATATACGGATTGTTGAAGCGCTGGAGAGCACGAAATGACCAAGCAAACCAATATCCTCCGTAAAAACCTGACGCCAGAACAAGCCGCGAAGGCCGAAAAGATCGGTCGCATCGGCTTCAAAAGTGCGGGCACAACTCGCAAGAAATAAAGCTGGAGAGCACGAAATGACACGCGAAGCAAAACAAGAGCTAGCGAAGGCGTACAACGGAACGGTTCACCTCCACGAAGCCAGCTATAACAACACTTCGGACACGTATTTGCTGACGTGGCGTCAAGCAGCCGAGCATGCATGCGAAGATCAAGATTTAGTTCTGATAGTTTATTGCATGGCGGTTAGCGGCTATTCCGACTTTACAGACTGGGCTCAGCAACATGACTGAAACTCAGACCTACGTACGCGAGCGACAAGAACGCGTAAACCGCGTCCGGCGACGGCTTAGTCAAATTAAGCCGGAAGATGGCGACATGATTGCACTTGTTAGCGCGATCAAAGGATTGCTGGACATCGTTGCAGATGATAGTCCGGAATACGGACGGGCGCAGCTGGGGGATGATTTCGAATGACAATCGACGAATTCAGAGCGCTGAAAGTTGGCGACCAAATCAGCAACCCGATGTCCGATTCGTTGGGCACCATAAGTGAAATCGTACGTAACCGTAGCGGTGTGCATGTTTACGTGCAATGGAGCGGTTCACCGAAAACAATTCATTTCAGCGAACATATGACGGCATGGATGCATTGGAGTAAGGAATGAACGCGTCCGAAGGTTGGTTATCAGAACAGCAATCCGGATTGATTGTAAAAATGGACGAGCTAGAACGCGAACTGAACAAGCACGATCCAATCAGTGACATTGCCGCAATCGTTGGCAAGTTGACGTATGGCGAAATGGTGCAGTTAGCGACGGAGTTGGTTGGTTCCGGCGAATTGCCTGCCACGGTTGAAGGCGTTATGAAACGATTTCATGACTGGCAGAAAAGTCGCGGGGCCGCACCGTGAAATTCGTTTGGTTGGTTAACGAATTCGGCAACACTACTTGCGAATTATGGGTCGATGAAGGTTTTAGTTGCTGCAGTGCGCGACGGCGTAAAATCGTCGCTACGTACGAAGTTGAGTTGCCTGTGAAGTCTCTTGCTGATTACGCTACGCAGTTTTTGCCTCCAGGGTGACAACGCTGTAACACCATGCTAAAGCTGGTCTTTGCACTGTGCAGAGGTCGGTTTCATGCCAGATTTCGGTAGCGGCTTGGATTTGGGTGGGGGTGCAGGCGGGGATTCGGCGGCGCCTGCAGTCCCTTTGGGGACTCCCGCAGGGTCGTCGCCCCCTGCGGCAGTATCGCAGCCCGGCAACGTGTTCGGGTCTATGTTCGGAGGTCCGCGCTACACGGCGCCAGATCCCGCCGCGTCGGCGCTAGACCAATCGGCCGGCCTGCTGCAGCAACGTGTCAAGCGTGCCAACGAGATAGCCACCAACCCGTTTGCTCAGTTTTTCGCGCCGGAACAGGTGCAAAAAGCACGCGACTTCGTGCCGACTGCAGTGGAAAAACTCCAGACGATTGAAAAGCAGAAAGCCGATATCGCGGCCGGACGGCAACAAGCCGGTTTGCTCGGACTGGATCCGGGTGAAGTATCTGATCAAGCCACAATGGCGGATCGCGTTACCGCTGCACAGGGACGCGCGCTTAAGGGCGACCTGAAAGCGTTCCAAGGGCTTCAGGCTGTCGACCCGAAGGCCGCAGAGGCAATCCAGGACCAAGTACACTCAACGGTCGCGGCGAACCTTACGGCTGCGCAGGGTGCTTTTGACAAGCTGGCGAACGCACGCAATCAGGGCGAGTATTCGGCGGCGTTGAAGGAACTTCGGCAAGGTGGCAGCATCAAAGGGCTTGAATCGCTTGGTTTAAAGGTACCGGACGACTTTCAGAAGTTTGGCGCGGTGCAGGGTCGTGAAGCCTCAGCACTCAGACAGGCCCGTATCGGCGTCGACACGATCCGGCAAAAGCTGGAGGATCGAAATACCTACCAGCCTATGGAGAAAAAAGAGGCCGAGACGTACGCAAACCGGCTGACTACGGTCTATGGCGACCCGGCAAAGAATGTTACATGGTCGCGTAACAGCGCAGCCGGCACGCGCGGCGCAATCGTGAACGGTGCGGCGGATCCACGGGATTTGGGAAAGAAGTACGCGCTCGCCGACCAAGAGCAGCGCAAGGCGATTGCCGATGAATTTAAAGAGGCAGTTCCCAAGGAGGATATGGAAAAATACCGCGCGTTCAATCGCGTACTCACGCTTGCGGAGCCGACTCCGGAACAAAAGAAACGTGGTGATATCCTCAATACAAGCCCGCAAGTGCAGCAAGGCGTGTCCGAAGGGCTTGCGTCGATGCTGCGCGGTGGTACCGGCGGCGCCAATGTCGGCTTGTTGCGGATTGAGTCAATTAAAACCGGCGCCGTACAGAGTTTTCTTGACGGTCTTAAATCGAGCGTCGCAGGCGGTTTGAATGCAGTTACCGGTAAAGACGTTTCTGCGTACTTGACGAAGATATCGCAGCAACAGCGCAAAGCCATTCTCGACGACATCAAAGCGTACAGCGACGCAACTATTGCCGACCGCACGGCACAGATTGCGAAGCGTGCGGGTGCTCTTGGTCTCGACAGCGCGACATTTGGATTCGGCAAGAACGAAAGTGCGGGACCGGTGGGCGCGGCGCTGGAGGAAGGTCGACAGGCACAGATTGAGCGCATGCTGCCCTACCATCAAGCGATCGGTGGGGGCGACGGTGTGTTCCAGATAGGGGCACAGCGGCCGGGCGCTGGGGCTACAGGCGTTCCAGCAGGAACGCAGCCAGCTACCCAGCTTCCCGGCGCACAGCCCTTGCAAACGCCAGTGCAGCAGGCTACAAGTCCGAGCGATCCTCAACCCGGAACGCCAGCGCCTCCAGGTCTACCAGTAACGGGTACGCCCTCAGCCCAACCCGGGTCGGGAGTTCCTGGAGGCGTACCTCCGGTTGGTAGTGGCTTTTACGATCAAACTGTGTTAAAGGGCGGGCCCCAATCACCGGTTGTACCACCTACTGGTGGACCCACTCCAGGTCGTAACGGTTTACCGCCCGGCATGCCGTTGAACACCTCGGCTGCGCTTGATGCGGCTGCGAACCGTACAATCCAAGTTGAGAGCGGATTCAAACCCGGCAGTAAAACCGGGTCATACGTTGGTCTTGGCCAGTGGTCCAAAGAAGAAATGAAGCGTCACGGAATCACAGATCCGGACGACATCGAACAGAACCGCGCCGCACTGAAGGCGGATATTCAGACACGCGCGGCGAAATTGCAGAAGGACGGTTTGCCAGTCACTGCTGCGAACGTTTATCTGATGCATCAGCAGGGCGAGGCGGGTTTAGAAGCGCATTTGCGCGCACCGAATGAACCGGCGTGGAAAAACGTACGTTTTGGTTACAAGGACGACGCAACGGCTAAGGCGGCTATTTGGGGTAATATGACGCCGGCCATGCGGCAGCAATTTACGGACAAAGGCGGCGTGAACGCAGTTACGTCAGGCGATTTTACGCGGCTATGGGAAGCGCGATACAACAACACAGACGGCGGCGGTAAGTTTGCCGGCGCACGCGACGAGCGCACGGATCCGGATTTGGCATCTTACGGACGCAAGCACCCGCGTTTTAGTCCGGAAGTTGACAGTTTTTGGGACCGCTTGAAACGCGGTGACATACCGGGTGGTCGAGCGACTACGGAGCAAGCACGGCAGACCGGCACGGAGTATGCGCCGCAAATCGGGTCAACCGTTGGTGCAATCGGGGGCGCGGCGGGCGGTCCGGCTGGCGTTGTTGCGGGTGGCGCGGCCGGGGGTGGCGCCGGCCAGATGCTTAAGGACTATCTACAAGGGCGAACACAGAATCCAACGGAGATTGCTAAGCAAACAGCTCTGGGTGGCGTCCTAGGCGTTGCTCCGGAGGGCCGCCCGGTCGTAGGTGCGTTGACACGGACGCTCGGTGCCGGAGGTGTGGAGGGCGCTGGAACGGCTTTACAAGGAGGCAGCGTAGACGAGACGACATCGGCCGCCGCGACAGGCGCTGCGTCTGCGGCCGGTGGCGAGGCATTCGGCCGGGCGCTCGGCATGGTCGGGCACAAAGTTTGGAAAATGTTCTCTCCAGACGCTAAACAGGCCGTAATTGACGCCGCGAAGGCGCACAGTGAGGCCGAAGAGGTGTTACGAACAGAGCAACCGAAATTGTTGAATGCAGCCGGTGCGTCCAGCGGTCCTAATCCGAAGTATGCAGTTGCGGAGGCAGCGAAGGAAAAAGCGGAAATTACGCTGAAAGACGCCGGTCTTAACCCGGAAGAAGCGGCGTACGCACACCGCGCGGCGTCGGAAGGCGTACCGCGACAAGAGGCAGTTGTTAACCGGCCCGGCGACATCGAAAAACGCGCTGTTGGTGCCGGTTACAATGAACTTGAACAGGAATTGCCGCCGCGTAAAGGTTTGAAGGCGGCAATGGATCAAGTTACGGATTTACGCGAAGGCGCGTATCTTAAAGACGGTCCGCTCGCTGCGGTGAAAAACGGCGACGTTGTTAAAAACAATACGAATGCAGAACTAGCACAGCACGTCGAGAATGCCATCACGGCACCGGCAAAGACGTGGGCGGAAAAGTGGACTCAATTAAGAGAGGCGCGTACGGCACTTTTAGAGGCTGAACGTGACGCCATGACATCAACAGCAGCTGGTCGTTCGCAAACGGCAAAGGACATGCGGACGCTTGCTGATACGGTACGAACGCAGCAAGAGAAAGCCGCAACGGCAGTATTTGGGAAGAAAGCGGGCGCCGAATTCATCGATCGTTTGAAGGTACTCGACATGCGCTATGCGAAGCTAATGGACGCTACGGCTGGGGGCGACATTGCGAAGGCCGTTGCAATGAAGGGTGAGGCCGGTCGCGAAGCAGAAAAGCGGTTCATGGCGTTCGCTGCAGGTGATCCAGAAGCGCAACGGGCATATCGTGCTATGCGCGGCATCGACCCGAGTGCTTTTGAAGCTACTGTTCCTTGGACAGTTGCAGCGGAGGGGATTCCTGTGATCGGTAAAGGTATTAAGCTCGTCAAAATGGCTGGCATGCTCAGTGAGTATGCGACACGTAAAGCAGCCGGTGATCCCGTAAAGTTTCGTGATCTCGTCAAGATGCCGCATGATGATAACGGTCGTGCTATTCGCAATGTTGGTGGTACGATTGGGTCGCACGGTGCGGTCGGCGCTACAGAAGATAATCTACAATCCGCCCAGCCAGCTGGAGGGTCGATAGCCAGCCCTTTTGAACCGGTGCACATGGCTGGAGCCAAGCCAGCTGATTATCTACGTGAGTTATCACGTAATCCGGACATTCTTCGCAAGAACATTGAACAAGCCAGTAACTTTGCGCTTGATGCTGGGACAGTGCGGCGTATCGGCGGTAAAACGATGACGGAGCGACGTGCAGAGATTGCTGAACAACTTGGTGTTTCAGTGAAAAACGTTACTAACGTATCAAGAAAGTTCGGTATGGACGCTAAACAGGTATGGGCCAAAAAACGTGCTGCGCTCGCCGAAGAGCACGGTACGACGGAAGACGTTATCGAGAGCATTTCAAAGAAATTCGGCAAACGGTAGCGATGTTTCCGTGGTTGACGCCATTCGCTCAAAAGCAGAAAACGCCGCGCGAAGTGATGCTTGACCGGCTTCGCGAAGGCGTACCGCCGGAATTGGTAGCGCGAGCGGCCGGTGTCCCGGTCGAATCATTCAAAAACGATCCTGAGACAGACAAGGCATTGGCTGAGGGTGAAATACTGCTATTCGAGCGAGCACGCGATAGCGGCGTAACCGGTGCTATACGCGCTGCAATGCGTCGCGAAGCCAATTCGTGGATGCCAAAGGCCGAAGTTACGATCGGACTTAGTTTGGAAGACTATTTACGCGAGTAGCGTTCTAAACCTGCCACTATAAGTTTCATTAACCACCCGGTACCCAATCGTCATCACTGAAGTCTAAGACGTTCCAACGTGCTTTTTTAAGCATTCGCATGCGATTGGAAACACCGGCCATGCATCCGCACGATTTGGTGAGTCCTCGATTTAACGACGTGCCGGCCGGCGTGCACGTGTTTCCGCACTCACAAGTACAAAGCCAGTGAGTAACGCCGTTTTTGTCGGCATGACTCTCACGGATTACCGTCAAACGGCCAAACCGGCGTCCGTTCAATTGGAGTTTGTTTGCCGGGGCTGAGTGATTGGCCATGCATAATTCCGTGAACGTCCATTTGATGGGCTCGCAGTGCGTCCCAGCCTATTCCGACAGTACCGTTTAGTCTTTTTATACGTTTAAGAAAGAACGGAATGCCATTTTTATCTTCAGCCAGATCTAGCGGTCCGAGCTTGTTTAGTTCGGATTTTGGTTGCTCCCACGGGAAAGTCATTACCGCGGTCCTGCTGGGATGTCTGCCCAATGCGTTGCGGTTGTATCTGTGTTTCTGGCGACAGGTCCCATGCTGTCAGTTGCCAAATAGCGACCACTAACTAGGCGCCCGCGCGTGATGTATCCAGAACGGAGTGCGACAAAAAAGTCCCGATCCCGAGGCGCGGTATCGATTGTTTGCCAGTTGAGTGTCATTTCGCTGCCCTTCGTACGTCTTTACCGGAATGTGCGGTTTCTTCGCAAGCGTAGCCACAGCGCGGCTCCGCAGGAAAGTAGGAATCGGCTACCGCAGATTTCGCCAACCACGGGGGCGGATTTACGCAATCTCCGCAAGCAGACGGTGCACGACGGGAATCTGCTGAGCGGGACATCGGCTGCATTTCCTCCCATACCACGATAGCGAACCACGCGGCTCCTACGAACACTACGGCCGCAGTACAATAGATGATTCCGCGCACAAATGCGCGTGCTGTACCGCCTCCGAATCCGATCGCGATAAGTCCAACAATGATTGTAAGTCCGATTAAGACGTGCATATTCAGTCTTTCCTTGTTTGATGGCTTCGTGAGATTTCGACAATTCTTTGCGCCCGTTTTCGAACTGACGTGAGCGCGGGTCCCGTAACAGCCTCTTCGTTAATGCGGTCAAGGATGCTCATTAATTCGCAGTTGTCAGTTTGTCATTGTTCAATGTAGCCTCCGCTGTTCTGTCATACATATCGCATCTGTATTACAAGTCAAGGCCGTTTGACAACAATTTTTTGTAGTGCTAGCTTCGAAGCAACTCAGGAATTCGTTCGCGGAGCGCTTACATGGTCCAAATTGTTAACCAGACGGTACTCGGTGGGGGTTACAGACATTTTTCTGGCTTGTTGCCTCAATTTCCGGGTGATGGCGCTGCGCAAGCGCAAGCTTCTGTGCGGCCGTTTCACGTACCGGCGACCAACGCAGCAGCGATATTTCGCGGTGATATCGTAGTTTGGGCCTCCGCTTCAATCGGCGTGCCGGGGGCTGGCGATCTACCAGCCAACATCGGAGCGCCGGGGCCGGCCGGTGGCGTTATCGGCAACGGCGGCGGTTCGCTACTGGGCAACGCCGCGATGGCTGCAAACATCTCCCGTTGGGTGCCGGGCGATACTACAAGTGTCATCGCCGGCATTGTGGTCGGATTCGGCCCGATCACCCTGTTTATGGCGAAAAACGGCTTCCAATTCATTCCGGCCTCGACTGAGGCGTGGGTTTTCGTTGAGACGGATCCGCAAGTCGTCATGTCGGCAACTACGCCGAGCGTTCCTCTGGTACTTGCGTCAAATTTGGGTGCTGGCATCGACGTAAAAGCGAATGCTGCTTTTCAGGCAACGCGATTTGGTATTTCTGGGTTGTCACTTGACCCGGCCACAATCGCGTTGACTGCTACGCTCCCGCTCCGGATCATCAATTCGTCCGAGCAGATCGGTAACGATCCTACGAACAACGGTGGTGTTGCCCAGGTTATGTTCAACCAATCTCGTCACTATCGCGGCGGCGCCGGCTTCATCGCCGACTAGGTGTTTCACGTAAAACAAGAGGCTATCGTCATGAAAATGTTTCGTTTTCTTGCTGCTTTTGCGCTGCTCGCGTTGTCAACGAGTGCGCATGCACAGACGGCCAACAAGCAACCCGTGTTTGCTCAAAACCAGCAATGGGCAGACTTGGGCAACGGTCCGCTCGACGTGCAGTCGGTCGAGGGTGCCGGTTTTATTTACTCGTCTGGCGGCGCTGGTGTTGGCACTTCGGCAGGTACAACTGCACTTACCTTGACTGCGACGCCTCCGGCTGGCACCGCACCGTGCATCGGCTGCGTGATTACGTGCTCGCTGAGTAACACTGCGGCGTGTACCATCCCTGCCAACACAACCGTCACTGCGTTTAACGGCACTACTGGCGTCACTACGTCGGTTGCGACGACTGTCACCGCTGCCTCGCTCGTATGGGGCGCGGCGTGCCCAGCAGCAACCGCTGCGAACGTGCCGGGCGTCAACCCAAATACTGTAGCGTCGCTGGGGCCGCCTCTTACTCTTCGGTCGGGAGCTGGCGTACCTGTCACCTATCCGTTCTCCACAGCGGCGCGTCTCTGCGCGTACGCGGGGCAGCAAGCTGGTTTTGAGTTTCTTACGTTCCCGATTGGTGCCCACTAAATGGCGCTCGTTACCGTACCGCGAAGTTTTTTCTACGGTGCTGCCCTTGCGGCCGGCAACTCAGATTTTAATCTAGACGCCGGTATCTATGCGCTTGAGTTTGTGTTTACGGCGGGCACTATACAGCTGTTTAAGTTTCTGCCCGACGCGGTGACATTGATACCGGTGACTGCGGCACTTGGGGCAACTACGTACACAACAATTCAGTTGCCGGCCGGACAGTATCGTCTCGTTGTGGTGACAGGGCCGGCGACCGTCGTAATCGAAAAGATCGACAGGGCAAGGTCATGAAGGTGAAGCATACTGGTCCGTGCGGAGCGCAACCTAAAGTAACGGTGCACAAGCGCTACCCCGAAAAGTTGATGCGTGCTAAGATAGAGCGCCGCTCTCCGCTCAATGACAAGCGTCGGCTGTCTGAAGGAAAACCCTTTAAAACCAGCATTCCGGTAGGACCTTAAGCCATGAAAAAGCTTGCTGTCGCCATTGCTACCTATCTGTTCGCGGCGACGGCGGCTTTTGCGCAGTATTCGGGCACTGGCAGCGATCGCAACATCGTTTGCAATCTTCTGCTTGTGAACGACACGTGCGTTGTCAACACTCAGGGATCTTCAACGGTTGGATGGTACACGACAGGCGGCCCAGCTACCTGGAGCGTCATCACTGAGTTGCTGTATGATGTTCCGGGGAGCGCGACCCAAACGTGGTTTCCAGCGCAGACATTTGACAGCAATGTCGCCAAGAATATCTTGGTCCCAAATTCGGCGTTGGCGACGACTCCAGGACAGTTTTCACAGGGTCTCAACAACGATCCGTGGATTACTAACGTCGGAGGCGCGCAAGCGTACCGGCTGCGACTTACAGCAACGGCCGGTGGTACGCCAATAACGGTTGTTTTGAATGCCTCTGTTGCGGTCAATGCGACGGCTGCATTTCAGACCAATCCGAACAATTTGCAGGTTACAGCCTCGCCGGTTGGATCTGCAGTCGGTCAAGTCACGGGCTCTGCTACTGGCACCACAGCCGGAGCGACAGCCACGCTGGTGGCTTCCGCGACGACTGGGCAATTTGGGTACCTTTGTGGCTATCGCGTCTCCCCAGGCAGTGCGACGGCGGCAGCTACTATCGCGATCACGACAACTGGGCTGACGAATAATTTGACGGATACGGTTGGTGCCCCCGTGACCGCTGCAGGTACGACGGGCGCCATCGTATCGGCGACATTTACTCCGTGTTTGAAGGCTGCAACGGCTAACACGAACATTACTGTTGCAGCTGGCGCTCTTGGTGCGGGTGGCGTAAATCAGGCAGTAAATGCTTGGGGCTACACGCAATGATGGTTTTTATCGACCATGGTGTGCAGAACGGTAATCGGCGAGGTGCGTCACGCTCTTAACAGCCGACTTGATGAGTTGGTCGAATCTGCGGAAGGATGCGCTCATTACAGGCAGGAACCAAGAACGAGAGCGTGCAGAAAAGGCGCGAGAGTGAACGTCGTTTTTGTCAACACGATCAATCTGGGTCACATTATTTCGGCGGTCGGATTCTTGGTCGGCGGCGTGAGTGTTTTCTTCGCACTTAAAAGCAGGTTGATGGTCATTGAGGTGCTAAGTGCAGGTCAAGCAAAGGTAATCGACGCGATTCAAGACGAAATTAAGGAAATGCGTAAAGTTGTGCAAGAGCAGGCGCGATTTGATGTTAAGTTAGCGACGCTTGAGCGCGATCTTTACGACCTAAAAACAGGTCGGGGCTTTATATTCGATCGGCCATTTGTTCCGTCTAAAGACTAACCATGGGAGCGACACTATGCCGCAGTTGAACAGTATTCTCCAGGAAAAAGTTGACTTTCTCAGTGAGTTGGAAGCCGTAGCGCGAAAGCTGCAAAACCCCAATTTCGCTGACATCGTGAAGTCGGCACGTGCGCGCATGGCGCAACTGTTGACGCATCCGGATCTCGAAAACGTGGCACAGTTGCACGGTGACGAGCATGCACCCGGCAGCCACGCGAATCTAGACGCATTTCAGAACGAACTCGCTGCTTTGGTGCGGATCGGAGATGACCAGTCGCCGCGTGCTCAGGAACTTCGTGTTCTGATTGGTCAGTTGCAGACTGATCAGACGAAGAAGTCCGCGCCGTTCCCCACAGCACAGCCACAGCAGCCGGTTGCGCCGCCCGCAGTCGATCGTACAGTTCCGCGTAATCCGACTCCAAGCGGCGCCTCTTTCGGTCCGTAAAAGTCGAGTATTCGACATAGGAAAGCTTTACCATGCCTACGCGCTTTTGCGGTCATAAAACTGGCTTTAACCCAGCCGGTGATAACACGTGCGACCCGAACGAGCTGGGACCGCCGGAAACGAAGTTCGGTGGTCGTCCCGCCGTACCGGCCGGGCCGTTGAAGCATTTTCCAGGTGCCGTCGCAGATATCAGTTCGGGGAATCGCCGTCTCTCCAAGTCAAAGCATGGCGAAGGTACGGGCGGCGGTACCGTCTATAAAGGCACGTCAGCCTTTGTGGATTCTCGGCCTCATATGGACACGGGGCGCAAGCCTGGAGGCATGGGCGGCCGCCGTAACCGCGGCATGAGCGACAACAGGAAGTAGCCTGCGTGCCTCGGCGGTACGAAGCCATCAAGCGCGAGTTGCGCAAAGGGCACCCTGGAATGTCCGATGCGATGGTAAAGAAGCACGCCGCAATGATTTTCAACGGTACGCGTAAGAAGGGTCAGAAGCCGGTTACGCGCGGGTCAAAGTAATGGACGATTTCACTAAGCATCCGATCTCACTTGGCGAAGTCAGGGCAGAGCAGAGTGGTGAGTGTACTGACTGGTCTCCGCGTGATGTGTTAGTGAAGATGTTACGCATGATCGATAGCGGTGAAGTTTCGCCCGACGTTCTTGTAGTTGCTTACAGTCGAATGGTTGAAGGCAAACGTATGGGACATTTTTGGCAGTCAACGCCGTGCGGAATGTTATCGCTTGGTTTGATGCAATCAACCATCTTCAAAATGCAGGATTGACGTGACATTTTACGTGTATGAGCATGTTGATCCTTGCACGTTCGCCACGTTTCCGCGCTTGTGAAGTCTGGAGTTTGCGGGATGACTGGACGGAAGCACTCCTCGGAAACTCGCGTCAGCATGGTCGTGGCACAGAGGAAACGCAGGAACGGAGTGCCGCATGTTCTATAGGCCGGGAGGATCCATAAAAAGTATAAATCGTCAGTACGACCAGTGCTATGCTGATTTTGTCGGTGCGGCCACTGGTTGGCTCCCAACTCACAAAGGCGACACGATCGGAGTTAATATTTGTCGAGCCAGTATCGTGTTTGGTAACGCGGCGTCTTCTCTCGTGACTAACACACCGATCGCTCCGGAAGCTACTGTCTTAATGGAGTTGAAAATGTTCGGTGTTGATTTGAACAGCGCCGCTTTCCCTGCGGATCAGTGGCAAAATATGGTCGTCGCTACGTCACGCCGTGCACACCGGGCCGGTTGGGTGCGGCTGCGCATTCTCGCCATCAACAACGGAGACGGAACTGGCATCAACATGGCCTTGCAGATTTCCCGCACAGGCGACGTTGGTGCGCAGACCTAGGCCATGAACGAGAGTGAAATCAAGGCTCGGATGTTGGCTTTAGGAGACGCCTACGCAAAGGGTGACGAAGGACTGTCGGCCGAGATAGGGCTTTCGATTGTTACTCAGTTTTTGGTTGATACAAACCGAATTGCAACCGCGTTGGAACGCATGGCGTCGACAACTCCGAGTAAAATGCCATGGGGGGCATAGTACGTGAGAGAGTGACTTACCAAGGCGTGCCTTGCAAACGCGGCCATGACGGTTTGCGTTTTAAGGGTGGTCACTGCTGCAGTTGTCGTCGTGCGTATGAGCGAGTGCGGGACCGCACTCGATGGCAACGGAGACGTGTCGATCCGTTTCGTTTTCGAAAATGGAGTGCGTGGCGTCTTGCTAATATTGATCGCGAGCGTGCCAGAGGACGAGCGGGCGCTGCCATCCGTAAAGCTCGTTCGTTAGCTTCTGGGGGTGTATACACCTACCATGATATTATTTCGCTTTTTGCCATGCAGGAAGGTCGCTGCGCTGCTTTTTGGTGTCGTGCCGAACTGAAAAACAGTTATCATGTAGATCACATTACGGCGCTGGCGCGCGGAGGGTCTAACGATCCAAGCAATCTGCAGTTGCTTTGTCCGTCATGTAATACGTCAAAAGCGGACGACAGTATGTTTGATTTTTACCTTCGAGTAGTAGGGAGGCGAAAATTAGTGGGCTAGACAACGGCACTGGGCAGGGCGGCGTTTTCTTTCAGACCAAGCAATTCGGCTCGATCCTACGCGGATTCGGTCCGCCGGTACCACAAGCCGGACTTGTCGGCGATCTCTATCTGGATACCCTCACTTTCAACCTGTACGAGAAACGTGCTACCGACGCTGGTCAGGATGTAGACCCGTGGGGGCATTTTATGTTTGTCGTTCCAGTTACTTACCGGAATCAATTAAAGTGGTTTAGTACGTCGTTGCCGGATGACAGCATTGGCGTTACGGGCGATTATTGCTTGTCGTGGGCCGGCTTTGGCAACTACGGGTTGCAACCGTCGATCTACGGACCAAAGAACGTCGCCGGGTCATGGCCCGAGAGCGGTAACGGACCAACCACAACGATCGCTGCAGTCGGTACCGGCTTCGTGTTTCCGCTCGGACTGGTTGATGAAGGCCCCCAGGCTGCGTACAGTCGGTCCACACAGCTGATTGTCGCCGGTCTCGTCGACGAGTTCGTGCTGTCGACGCCAGTAAGCAACATCGCCGGCACTATCATCGGGGAACTCGGCTTGCAAAGTGTTCCAACCCCGGTTACGGTTACGCTTAACGCGTTGTATACTGCGGAGGACTCACATGCTGTTTAAAATTCTTTCTGCCATCGTTGCGGTGTTCGTGCTTGGCGGAACTGTAGCCAACGCCGGTTACTACGTCTACCGCTTTAATTGGAATCCGTGGCATCCTTACCATTACTGGCACGCACCGGCTCCGGGCTACAGCAATACGTATCGGCGGGGTTTTCGTCGCGAAGGTGGTTTCGGTCGCTGTTACAGTCCGTACAATTGCGGTTGGGGAGGCTAAAATCTCCGGATTCGACAACGGGACGCTGCAGTCCGGCATTTTCTCTCAAGCTAAGCAGTTTGGGTCGATTTTGCGCGGCTCCGGACCGCCCGTGCCGCAAGCGGGCCTTGTGGGCGATTTGTACATCGATACGGTGACGCTTAACTTGTTCACCAAAAGATCGACGGAAGCCGGTGGTGATGTGGATCCTTGGGGGCATTTTCTTTTTGTTGTTCCATCAGCGCAGCAAGCGCAGTTGAAATGGTTTGGGGCGTCCGCGCCGACAAACGATATCGGAATTAATGGTGATTATTATTTGCTTTGGGGTGGTTTTGGTAACTACGGCCTAAACCCGATTTCAGTATTTGGTCCGAAGGCAGCGGGCGTATGGCCTGGAGCAGCGGCTCAAGTGGCTGTTACGCTCAATACGCTTTATACGGCGGAAGATAGTCATGCCATTTAAGAAAAAACCTCCCGCCAAATCGGCCACAAAGCGCGGTCCGATGACTGCGGAGGACCACCGCAAGTTGGCTGCAACGCACAGTGCTAAAAGTAGTTTGCAACATGCAAAAGCACAGTTACTAGAAGCCCAGGACCCAAAGCAGAAAAAGCGCGATACTTTGATCGGACGTTATTGAAATGAGTTACAGCCCGGCGACCGATTTTCTTGCGTTGCTCCGCCCTACGTCCGGAGGCGTGCGTACTGAGCAAATGCCGGGGTTAGATTTTGTTATTGCGGCTTTGCAGCGTGCGGGACTTTTGACTAACCTCGTAATCGGAGCAGTTGCGCCGACGTTCAATCAAGCAGCGACACCGTGGTTTCAGCCTGCATCGCCATCGTGGTCGGGAGAAGGCATTCTTTTCCTGTGGAACGCAGTGGCTGGGGCTTACCAGCCCGCTACGCCCGCCTTATGGGCTGCTTTTTTTCTTCCGACCATAACTGGATACGTATTTCAATCGGTAAATGCTGGTGCTGGAGTTGTACTCGCAGGCACCAGTTTGCTCGCTATTCAGCGCGTGGCGCCGGCCGCCACAGCGCTCACGCTTCCGAATCTTGCGGCGCAATTTACTTCCGGCCATAAGCTCCAAATTTTGGACTTCTCGACGGCTGTCGTGAACCATACTATCACACTGACGACGCCGGACGGTGCCACTATCATGAGACAAGCAGCGTGGCAGTTGCTTTCGACGCCTGACCAGCTTGCTGGGGTTATGCTGCAGCCGTCTCCTGACCTCAACTCGTGGATTATCGCGCCATGATGAAAAAACTTCGCATTTTTGCTTTCGTCGCTTCTATGGCAGCAACGGCTTTGGCTTTGGCTGGGATGCCCGTTGATGCCCAGTGGCAAACGCCGGACCACTCGGTACCGATCGGGAATGGTGCCGGCATTGTTGGTTTTAGTAACGCCGCGCCGGGCACTGCGGGGCAACCGCTCGTCAGCAACGGTCCTAGTGCGGATCCTTCGTTTCAGCTTTTGCTTGATATCATCCCGATCGGGGCCGTGCTTGATTATACAGGTACGACGGCACCCAATGCGCATTTCCAGCTTGCATTTGGTCAGGCAATTTCGCGCGCAGCTTTTCCAGCGTACTTTGCACTGGTTGGTACGACTTACGGAGCCGGAGACGGATCAACGACGTTCAACGTACCGGATTTGCGCGGGCGCGCAGTCGCTGGCGTCGACAACATGGGCGGCTCAACGGCAGGCCGTATTACGGTTGCGGGAGGGAATTTCAACGGTACGGTTTTGGGAGGTGTGGGAGGCTTGGAAAACCACGCACTGACTGGACCAGAGGGGCCGGTGCATAGCCACACTGCTACTGATAGCGGTCATACTCATAACGTCACAGCGGACGACAACACAAACGTCATTGGTGGCGTTAACGGCGGCAACGCTGGTACGTTTGCGCTTTTTAACACCACAACGCCGGCTCACACTATCACATCGACGGTAGGCACTGCAAACATCACTGTCTCCAACGCCGGCAGTGGCGCCCCACACACGATTTTGTCGCCGACGATAGTCCTCAACAAAATCGTCCGCGTTCAGTTTTGGGACGAGTATTTTGCAAGTCGGATGCTTGGTGTTGCAAACGACAACGACGAGATCTGGTACAAGGCAGCGGTGGGAGAATGATCAAGAGGTTTCTTTTTGCTGCTGTTCTATTTGCTACGGTAGCGCCCGCGTGTGCGCAATGGCAAACACCGAATCACTCAGTACCGGTTGGGCGAGGGCTCGCCACTACTGGTTTTGGCACTGTAGGACCCGGTGCGTTAAATCTTCCGTTTATCGGACAAGGCGCGACTGCGGATCCAGTATTTGGAGCGTTGCCGCTCAACGGTGCCGGCGTTACCGGTAATTTGCCCGTAGGCAATCTCAATAGCGGTACGGGTGCGTCCGCAACAACATTTTGGCGTGGTGACGGGACTTGGGCCGTACCGAATCCGTCGACTAATTTACAAGTTATAAACTATACAATTGCCAATACCGATTGTTTTAAGACTGTTCAAATGGGGAGCGGATCGACTGGATTTCTTACGGTAACTCTGCCGCCTGTAGCGGGTTTTACTCCTGGTTGCTGGGTGTACGTCAAGAACGGCGATACCTATCCAGGAGGACGCGGTAAGAAACTTTCTGGTTTTCCAGCTGATTTACAAACAATTTTATGGCCTAGTCAAACGTTGGCTGTCCAAATCATTAACGGCGCATGGGTGAGCGTCCAGAATCCGGGAAGGTGGAATTCAGGAGTCGCAGCTACGATTTGTGTTGATACGACCGGCGCTAACACTAATGACGGTCTTGCCGGAACCGGCAGTGGATGTGTTGCTGATACGCAAGCAGCGGTTAGCATCATTCAAAAGTCACTTGATATATCTCCGGGAACTCCTGTCATATCGGTTACTTGCGGGCAAACGCAAACTGTTCAACTTTCGATGGGAGGACAACCGACTGGCGGCAATCTTGTCCAATTAAGCCCCAACGGAAATTGCTCGTTCAACTGGACTAATACCGGCCCTTGTATTTCAGTAGGTGATAATGCTGAGTTGGATATGCGGCTTAATGCAGGTGGTGGATCTGGTGCTATTAATTTTACTTGTGACTCGCTTAATCCTTCTAATTCTGGGCAGGTATTTATACATAATAACGGTATTGTCGACTTGGAAGGAACGCCTACGTTCAATGGCGGAGGTACCAATGACGCTGCTTTCTTTTTCGATGGTATCGGCATATCCACAATAACAAACGGTATGAATACAACCGGTAATTTTCATACTATTCTTGATCTTGATGTCGGCAGTAAAGTTACAGCTTCCGGCGTTATTAACACGCCGAGCGGGACAATAGCCGCATGCGTAGTTGTGCAGGGGGGTAGTCGATTGATTATGGGCGGTAATGCGTGTACTGGGGGCGCAACAATTTCCGGTACGTCGCCTATTACGGGCAACTCTTCAATTGTTACTAATGGAGTGACAATTACGGGTGGAACTGCAGCATCCACGGGTGGTCAGGTCTGTGTGTCAAAATGCTGAATTAGGAACTTCGAACAATGGACAATTTTCCGAAAGCTTTAGATTTCGTTCTCCGTCCTGACATCGAAGGCGGCAACGACGACGATCCACAAGATCCCGGCGGACGTACCTCGCGCGGTATTGAACAGCGTGAGTGGGACGCCTACTGTAAGTTGCATGACTACCCCCAGTGCGATGTATGGCGGGCGCCGCAAGTATCGATCGGAGAGATTTATCGAAAATACTACTGGCAACCGTATTGCCAAGTGCTACCGGCCGGCGTCGATCTTTCGTTTTTCGACGAGCATGTGAACACCGGTCTGCACGAGGCGGCCGTAATTCTTCAGCGCTGTTTGCATGTTACGGTTGACGGACATATCGGCGTGATTACGATGCGTGCACTGTCGGAGGAAGACCCGCGTAGTATCGTCAACGACTACGCGCTGGAGCGAGAGCGGGTTTACCGGGAAATGAGAGGCTTCCCGAGATTCGGCAGAGGCTGGTTGAAAAGGGCGAAGTTGTGCCGAGATGTATCACTCGCACTGATTGTAGGCTTGACGCCGCCAACCGGAGCGTAATACAGTCTGTCGGAAGTGGAGGCTGAAACATGGCTTTTGACATCGGTCCGTATTTTGCGGGTGCGCGATACGCGGTGACTACCGCAACGGCATTTGGAGCCGGAATCGGGCTTCATTCGATTTACGGAGTGTCGACAGACCAAGTTACGGCGGGATTTGACCACATCTTCAATGGCCTGAACGAAATTGCGGTTGGTGCTGGGATCCTCGCTCCGATTGTGGCGGGTGCTTGGGGCGTAGCAAGTTCGCGCTTTTCATCGAAGGTAGCTGACGTGCGCGCTGCGGCGCCTGCGGACCTTGCCAGTGCTGTTGCGAAGGCCGCCCCTACGGTCATACTCGACGCGGCTGCGAACGTCCCAGGGACCACGCAGATACGCACTACGCCGGAACTGGCGAGGGCTACGGAGAGCCCGAAGGTGGTCGCGGCACCACTCACAGCCAACCCACGCGTTGCGTGAGCGTTGCTTACCCGTGGAGCAGTGCAGCCCCGCCCGCGCGTAGTAAAGAAAGCGTTCGGGCGGGGCTACTTGATTTTGACAAGTATCGCGAAACGTTTTTGCGCGTTCGTCCCCGGCAAGGTGGTGACCGCATACCATTTATTTTGAACAGCGCACAACGCGTGCTGCACGCCGGAATCGAAAACGAACGTAAGACTTTTGGGATGGTGCGCGCACTCATTCCGAAAGCACGGCGTATGGGCGTCAGTACGTACGTTGGCGGCCGTTATTTTCATCGCACAGCTACGGAGTTCGGCCGGCGCGCGCAGATTGTGGCACACCGATCAGATAGCGCAACCAATCTTCACAAAGAGGTAAAGGAGTTTTACGCGGGTTTGCCTCTGAGTGCACAGCCGCACTTAGGCGCTTCGAATGCACGTGAGTTGATATTTGATAGGTTGAAATCGCTTTACAAAGTCGGTTCGGCAGAGGGCGGCGACATCGGTCGGTCGGATGACTTTCATTTGCTGCATCTGTCGGAAGCAGCATTTTTTGATAATACCGAAGATTTGTCATCCGGCCTTTTGCAGACTGTGCAAGATATTCCGGGTACCGAAATTGCCATGGAGAGCACCGGCAACGGTCAATCCGGCATGTTTTATAGTATGTGCCAAGAGGCGCACGTTAATCAGAATAAAGGCCCGTGGCGATTGCATTTTTTGCCTTGGGGCGTGATGCCTGAGTACCGAACGCAGGTACCGCAAAACTGGACGGCACCGAAAGATTTCATAGATTACGCCAAGTTTCATGGGTTTGATCGTGAACAACTATACTGGTTTTGGCTGCGGAACTATACTATCGCGACGATGAATGGAGGACAGCCCGAAACTATTCATCGACTTACAAGGCAAGAATATCCGGCCACGTATAACGAATGTTTTATGGCGGATTCGACGCTGGATTTCTTTCCGGCGTCTATCGTTAGTGCTGCGATGGTTCGGAAGCCGAATCCTTCGGCCGGTGCACTGAAATTGCTTTGTGTCGACCCGGCTGGTGACGGTCAAGACAAACCTTTCGTATGTGACCGACAGGGATCCGCGATCGGTGCGCGGGTGTGGGGCGAGCTGGCCAACCGTGATTTTAATGTTCAAGCGGATTGGCTTGTGCAGACTTATGAGCGTTTCAGTATGGATGCGATCGTAATTGACGTGACGGGCGTAGGGAAGGGACTAGTTGACGCGGTGCGACTTCGTATGCGCAAGTACGGTCAAGAAAAAGTCGTTCCCGTAAACTTTGCTTGGGGTGCACTGAATGACGTACTGTACGGTAATCGACGTGCAGAGTTACACGACAAGTTCCAGCGTTGGTTGCAGGGCGGCGTATCGATGCCAAATGACAAGTTACTGTCGGAAGAGGTTGCGGCGTACAAGTGGGGGCAAGGCGGTTGCCGGCGCGATGATAAAATGCGCTTGTTCATGACGCCGAAACTCAAAATTCATAAGGACATCGGACGGTCTCCAGACCGGTTGGACGCTTGTGCGGTGGCTATGGCAGTGGAGGGTTGACGTAATGTACAGATGCGTGTACATATTACATCGCACACAGGAGCGTACACAATGAGCATGCCGTGGGAGAATCACGTAATTCCGGAGAAGTCGGGACCTAAAAGCGTGCGGTCGTGCCGTCTCGACATGCGCCTGACGAAGGGTGAAAAGGTGAAACTGGAGCGCAAGGCGCGGATTGAAAAACGCACAGTAACGAGCATTATTTCGGAATTGATTGAAAACATGGAGTAGGGGAGCCCGCGGGCTCCCCGCTCAGCTGTCAGAACTGGTAGAACAGACCGAATTTTTGCGTTACCATGTGATACTTGGCGAGGCTGGTTGCCAGCACGTTTCCGGCGGAATCGGTCGCCGTCAGGGACTTGTCGCCAAGCTGGGACCAGTCGCCTTCAATGAACACGCCAAGGTTCTGAGTGACCTTATAGCGCAGACCCGCGCCGACGTTCCAGCCGGTCGACGTGTCGCTGGCAGCGGCCTGGATTGACCCGACGTTCAGGTTGGGGTGAGCGCCTCCAAAGGCGAAACCGCCGACGCCGTAAGCCAAGAGTCGACGATCGGCCGACACTGGGATGCCAAACATCACGTCAAAGTTGCCCAGATAGTTCGTAGCGTTCGATACCGAAAGGGAGTCCGCAATGCTCGTTCCGGATCCACTGACGTTGAGATAGCCGATATCGACACGAGTGCCAAACACGAAACTGCCAGTATCGAAGTTATAGCCGACAGAACCGCCGCCGCCGGGACCGCGCGGAGCGGAGGCCAAATCAACGATCGGGTTGGTAGTTGTGGTCGTGGTGACGCCTGTGACGTTGGCGCCATATTGAAAATATCCGTCCAGGTAAAGGCCCTGCCAGCTTGTCGCGGGTAGTGCCGTCTGAAATGGA